TGTTCCACACAATCAAGTAATAATGTTCCACAGTAATGTTCCACACAATCAAGTAATAATGTTCCACAATAATGTTCCACACAATTTGTTAAACAAAAAACTATCAAATAAAATTTATAACAACATTAAAATGATATTAACTTTTTCTCTTCAAGAAGAGGGAGGAAGAATATCCCCCTCTACGTGTCAGAAAAGGAGTCTTTTTGAGCCTTAACAGAAACTTATAGCACCATTGACACTTTTATGAAAGCCTGTTAAAGTACAGCACACTATAACAATAAAGGAGAATTTTATGACTTCAAAACATTATCTAAACAATCGTGATTTATATGAAGAAGTGATGAAATCACAACAACAAGGTCAACCAACAGAAAAACTTGGCGAGATGTTTATGCTTTTAGCTGAAAGAAACGCTAATCATAGATGGTTCTGTCGTTATCCTTTCCGTGAAGATCTTATATCTGTTGGAACATTAGCTTGTATTAAAGCCTATGATAAATTTGATGGCGAACGATTCGATAACGCATTTGCCTTTTTCACATCTTGCATCCACAATGCATTAAAGCAATATGTGAAAAAAGAGTATGATCAATCCAACATTGTAGACGCACTCAAAATCGAAAATGGTCTTGATCCAAGTTATGGATATAATGATTCAATGTCGGAGGATAATCATGACTAAAGCTTTAGTGACAGGAGACTGGCATTTCGGAGAACATAACAATTCAACAAAACACAACGAATATCTTCTTGAGTTTATCGACTTTCTGGATGAACAAGCTAAAGTATATAAAGCAGATACACTCATTATTGCTGGTGATTACTTTCATGACCGCAATAAAATCGATGTTCAGACATTAAAGTATGGAATCCGTGGAGCTAAAAAACTACAATCACTGGAATCAATTAAAACAATCCATCTACTTGCAGGTAACCACGATCTTTATCAACGTTACAGCCGTGATGTTAGTTCACTGGATGTTCTTGAACCATTTCTGAATGTTTATTACGAAGAACACTATGACAAAGATTTGAATTGTGTTTTTGTTCCGTGGGTATCTAATGAAAACGACCACCGTTCAATGAATCGGGCTATCCAAAAACACCAACCTAAGTTTGTGTTTGCACATCTCGAAATGAATGGCTTTCGGATGAATAAAAACTATATTATGGATCAAGGTACTGAGATCGACAATCTTCCATGGTATAATGATGTTGAAAAGGTGTTCACTGGNCACTACCACAAACGACAAGATTTTGGTAAGATTTGTTATGTGGGAAGCCCCTTTCCGTTTGATATGAATGACGCTAACGATTTTGAACGTGGTGTTTGTGTTCTAGATACAGAGACAGGTGAATATTCTTTTGAAGATTTTACCAAAGTGAAGATTGTTAACATCGATTACGAAACATATAATAAGATCAAAGACGATCTTGATGAACACACCCGAGTAGCCATTCAGTTTGGAAGTGATTTTGATTTTGATAAAATGAACGAAGTTCAAGAAGAATTAGAATCAAAAGGTGTAGAAAATTTCAAGTTTAAATACGAATCAAAAAAACAAGAAGAACATCATCAAGAAATCGATGACGTAAAGGAACTTGATAGTATTGATGAAGCCGTCATTCAATACATCGAAGAAGCAGAATTAGGAGATTATGATAAGAATCTTCTTAAACAAGTTTATCAGGAGGCGAGTGATACATGATTACATTCAATAATGTGACTTTAAAAAACTTTTGGTCAGTAGGAAATAGCGAAAAAACGATCCCACTTAACAATAATCAGAGCTATCTTATTATTGGAGATAACTACGATGTTGGTGAACGTGGTTATTCTCGTAATGGTGTTGGTAAATCTGCTTTATTTCTAGCTATTCAATATGCTTTGTTTGGTGATACAATTGAGTCTATTCGTGCTGATGGGTATGTAAATCTTAAAAACAGAAAAAACATGAAAGTCAGCATTGATTTCAATGTTGGCAAAGATCATTACCAGATCGTGCGCGGGCGTAAACCTACGTATGCGAAGGTGTTTAAAAATGGAGAAGATGTCAGTAGAGACACTATCGAGAATACCACCAAGTACATTGAAAGTGTTCTTGGAATGACATTGGATGTGTTTAAGAACACCGTCTTATTCGACCCAAACATCAATCCGTTCATGAGTCTTAAACCTGCTCAACAAAAAGAGTTTATCGAAAAACTTTTGAGCCTCGATGTGCTTACCGAAAGAGCTAATACTCTTAAAGAGATGCGAAAGTCTCTTAAAAACGAGATTCATATTTTAGAGAAAGAGCGTGAAATGGTGAATACCCAACGCGAAAAGATCCAGTCACGCATTAACTCTCTAACAGAAGAACGCGACGCACAAGCAGCGTCTATAAAAGAGAAGCAGAAATCCCTTGAAAAAGAGTTAAAAGACCTCAATCAAATAGATATTGAGGAAGAAAAGAAACGCTCAAAACAAAAAGAAGAGTTAGAAAAAGAACTGAGTGACATCAATACTTCGTTAAATGAGGCAAAAAGAAAGCATTCAGACGCATTACGAGAAATTTCTGATATTGATGAGAGTCTTGAAGAACTTAACAACTTATACGAAAGAAGACAAACCAGTGCTGAACAGAAAAAAGAATTAGAAGACGATGTTCAAGATCTAAAGCAACAAGTTGAAAACAATAAGGAGCAGAAAAAGCTAATTCATGAAATCGATGGCTTTCAGTCTTGGTTAGATCGTATTCAGCGAGAGATTACTGATCTTCAAGATCAAATTGATCAAAATAATGAAGACTTGAAAGTTAAGTTGGGTGAATTAAAGTTTCTTGAAGATTCTACTTGCCCTTACTGTGAACAACATTATGACAATGAAGAAAAGAAAAAGTCTGTGCAACGTAGTATTCAGGCATTAAAAGACACCATCTCTCAACAAGAAAAAGATAAGAATGAGAAAATAGCGTCTTACAATGAGAACAAGAAAAAGCGCGACGAAAAACAGAAGATGATTACACTTTCTCTTCAGGAAATTGATCGCATTGAAAAAGAGTATAATCAAAAAAGTCAAAAACTTGAGATGTATGACGCATCCTATATTGATGAACGGATTACTGCTCTTGAACAAAAGTTTACGGAAGATCCTGAAACGATCAAGCAAAAGTACCGTGATGATGAGAAGCAACAAAAATCAGAGATAAACCGGCTTTCTGAAAAAAGCTTAGAAATTACACAGCAAATTAACGAAATCGGTGATGTCTTTACCTTAGAAGAGTGCCATCAATTTGAACGGAATAAGATCGAATTAGAAACAGAACTCAATGGTCTTACTACCAATGAAGAGTTTTATAACGACCAAATCAAGAACGCTGAAAAAGAGTTAGAAGAAATGAAATTTGATGAAAAGAACTATCAAATTATGAAAAATCGTTACGATCATATTGAACTTCTTATCAAACTTCTTACTGACAACAAATCATTTGTTCGTCGTAGGATTGTTGATCAGTATGTTCCGTTCTTGAATCAAAAGATCAATGAGTATAGTGAATACCTTGGACTCCCACATCATGTTTCAATTGGAGATGACCTTGCTGTGGAAATTGAATACCTTGGTAGTTCGTCTATCCAGTATGGTAACATGAGTAACGGACAGAGACTTCGATTAAATCTGGCAACATCCATGGCATTCAATAAACTATGTTCAATGCTAGGTAAGAAGTCTAATGCTATTTTTGTGGATGAATACATGGATAGTTCCCTTGATAAAGAGGGTGTGATGAAGGCTTTTGATTTCTTAAAGTCGTTTGCTGATAATGTGTTCATTATTAGTCATCGTGAAGAGTTTGCTCCACACGTTGATTCTAACCTCTATGTGACGTTGAAAAACGGTTATACAGACTTCGTTTTTGAAACCTAAAAATTTTGAGACTAAATAAAGATGCAAGGAAACTTGCAAATAATCTCTCACTCACCTCTACGCCCCCTTTATGGGGGCTTTTTTATATCTATATAAAAAAACATTAAATAAAGTAGTCAAATACTCCCGCCTTTAGGCGGGAGATTGTGAAAGCAAAATGGGTTGGTTATCGCTATGTCTTTCAATCCAAACCGACACAGGAGGACGGGGCTGTTTCTCGCGCAAAGTGATGAAAAAAATCAAATCTGTAAAAGATAATGTTGTAATAGGAATTGACCCAAGTATCTCATCGACTGGCTATTGCGTTCGTAATAGAGACACCGATGAAGTTCTTAAATACGGCATAATTCATACATCTAAAGAAACACTAACCCACCATAGGATAACACACATTCAAAGAGAGTTGATTCAGATTTGCGAAGAATTTAGGCCCAAAAATATTGTTATAGAAGGTTTGAGCTTTGGATCAGGAGGACAATCTACAAGAGATTTGGCGGGTCTTTTTCATGTTTTGATTAACACATTCATGGAGAAGCTACCAAACAATAATGTGTACGTTATTTCACCTAAAACGTTAAAGAAACGATTTGCTGGACACGGTAAAGCATCGAAAGAGGAAATGCACGAATCGTTACAGAATCATCATTTGAAATTATATAATGAAGTGTTTGATATTGCAAAGTCAAAAGGACGTTTCGATATTGTTGATGCGTATGCATTGAGTAAACAAGTAGAACAAGCAACAGAACAGGAGAAATTGATATGAAATACGATAAGGTTACATTAGGAGAGATCAAAGAACATAAAAATGAACGTAGAGAAAAAAGAAACATTCGTGTAAAAGTTTGTCGAATGATCAATCAGTATCATTCAATCGATAATATTGAAGCAACAGAAGAAGAGAAGAAAGATGCAAAAAAACGTTATCGTCGCGAAATTTTAAAAGAATGCCAAGGGAATAACATCTTTAAAGAAGAAGTTCGTATGTATCTTAATGATAAACGTCTTTGGGAAAACAAAAGAGACAGCTTCATTTAAAATATTACAAAATTTTATAAATAAAGAAAAGACATTTCAAAGTCTAGACCTAGACAAGCAATCATTCAATAAATAAGGGGTTAATGAAATGGCCGAAAAAGTATATGTAAACAAAACAAACAAGCAAAGAGCCATTCATTTCACTGACGGTTCGACTAAGTTCCTTCGCCGTGGTGCAAAGGTTTCAACATCTAAAACTGTCAAGAAAATGGATGAAGGAATTGTTGAAAAACAATCTAAAGCAAATACTTCCACTAAACAATCAGAAACTAAACAGGAGAGTGAATAATGGCACGTTCACCGGGCGTATTTTACACAGAACGAGATGAATCATTTGGTGTTCCTGCGGTAGCTACTTCTGTTGGTGCCATTGTTCTTAACTCTGATCGTGGTCCTATAGGTCCAACTATGGTCACCAGCGGTCGGCGTTTTCTTGAGCTTTTTGACGAACCAACAGAAGATACACCAGCTAAACATACTGCTCTTGAATTTCTAAAGGAATCAAGTCAGTTATATGTTAAGCGTGCTGTCGTTGATGCTGAAACCGCAGAAAAAGAAATTGATTCTAANGAGGAAGNAGAACCAACATTTACTGTTAAAGCAGAAAACCCCGGCGAATGGGGTAACCATGTAAGTGTTGAGTTTACGCAATCNGATCGTCAGAAAGAAGATNATCGTTTTACAATTAATGTTTATTACGATGATGATCTTCTAGAAGATATCGAAGTGTCTCTCGATCCTGATGCTAAAGATGGTTTCGGTAAATCACTTTATATTGAAGAGAAGGTTAAAAATCTTTCTGAAACCATTCGTGTTGAAGACGATCCATCTGTTGATGATGATCCAGTTTTCGATCAAATGTTTGAACTGGAAGGTGGTTCAGATGACACAGAATCACCCGGAGATAGTGAACTGATCGATGCTGCTCAATGGATGAGGAATCGCGAGAAATATTCTATCAACTATATCATCAACGCTGGTTTCACTGCTGAATCATACCAAAACGAGCTTGTTGATATTGCAGAAGATCGTGCTGATACTCTGGCTATTCTGGATATGCCAGAAGATGATGTAACTCCAGACAATATTATTGAATATAATAATGAAGATCTAAATGTTAATTCAAGTTTTGCTTGTATCTATGCTGGTTGGCCTCAAATTTACGATCAGTACAATGATCGGGAAATTTATGTTCCACCGAGCGGGTTTGCTGCTCGTGTAATGGCACATACAGCAAATGTTGGTGAAGTTTGGTATGCACCAGCAGGTGTCCGTCGTGGTGTCATTAATGTTCTTGGTGTCAAAGAAGTGTTTGACAAAGGCACCCGTGATGCCATTTACGGCGAAAACGTTAACATGATTCAAGAATTTGTTGGAGAAGGTGTTCAGGTTTGGGGTCAGAAAACACTTCAACGCCAAGCATCTGCACTTGATCGAATCAACGTTCGACTTCTGATGAACTTTATTCGTCTTAGTCTTGAGGAAGCACTACGTCCTTATGTGTTCCAACTTAATACTGAGTTTGAACGCAACAACGTAACTTCTCTTATTGAAAACTTCCTTGAAGACATTATGCAACGCAATGGTCTTTATGACTATAATGTTATTTGTGATAGTTCAAACAACACAGGTCAAGTTATTGATCGAAATGAACTTATCGCAGATATTTACCTGAAACCTGTTCGTGTTGCTGAGTTCATCAAACTTAACGCGGTTATTACCCCAACTGATGCAGATATTAGTTAAAGGATAGGAGAATAATAAAATGGCTACAATTCAAAATGTTCGAGCAGCTAATGAGCCACAACGCATGTATCAGTGGGAAGTCGAGATTCAAGGGCTCTCTACCGGCTCTGAAGAGTCCTTGATCTATCATGCTCAATCGGTTAACCTTGCTGAAAAATCTGTTGAAGCGATTGAAATTCCGTATAAAAGTGAACGTTCATTTTATGCGGGGCGTCCCACTGATAGTCGAAACGTCACCATTAACTTTTGGGATGATGAAAGTCATACCGTTTATAGATTCTTTGAAGATTGGTATGATGACCTTGTTGCTTCACCCCTTGGTGGATCAGTGCCACGCACTGAAATGGTAGCAGATATCGTTGTCCGTACTCTTAACACTGACGAAGAAACTGTTAGTGCAGAGTGGATGTATAGCTACGCTTTCCCTATCACTATTGGTGAAGTTTCTTTAGATTATACATCAAATGAAGTGTTTACTTTTGAAGTTACCTTCCAGTTTGATAAGCGTGTTCGTCAGTAATAGACAATAAAAACAATATTTTTATTGGCCCGGTTGTTTTCAACCGGGTTTTTTTGTTCTAAATATAGAAAAAGGGGTTAATTAAATGCCATTACCAACTCCACCAATTCCAACACCGGGAGGCGCAGCTAGGTCGGTTGTTCGTAGGGTAACAAATCCTACCGGAGAACCACAACGTGCATATTTGTGGGAATGGGAAATCGTTGGACTCTCCGGAGCACTAAAACACGAAGATGTCTCATTTTACACACGAAGTATTCAACTGCCGCAACGAAGTGTTCAACGTATACAATCTGAATATCTTGGTATGCGCTTAAGTTATCCTGCTAATGATGATTCAGATAAAACACTTACAGCAAATATTTGGGATGATGAACGTATGACCTCTCTTCGTTTCTTTGAAGGATGGATTAATCATACAAACACTCCAAATATTGGAGCATCTGCTACAAAGGAAAAGTATACAGCAGATATTAAGCTTTATCTTAAAAACAGTTTTGATTTATTCACTGTTCTTAAAGTTGAGATGAAGAACGCTTTCCCCTATCAGAGAAGTGAAGCAGATCTTTCTTATGAAGACAACCAACTTTTTCAATATAGTGTTTCATTTTCATATGACTTTCTTTATCTAAATGACCAAGATTATGAAGATGTTGGTGGTGGATGGTGGTGGTTTATTAGAACAAGTTACTGATTCTCTAGGATTTTAAATTATGGGCTTTAATTTTAAACTTAAAGAAGCACTGGAAAGAAAAAAGAACTCTACACCATTAAGAAATGATCTTTGGATGGTGAGATTACCTGATATTACTAATTCGCAATACGAAGCAAGTGCAAGCACTGCACCGGCTGTAGCTGTTGGTAAAGATAATAAAAAAGCGATAGAATATCTTGATGATATCGCGGATATGGAAGAACTTAATCATCGGGTGATTGCTTTTTCTTCATCATCTAATGAATTTACTAGTGAACAAGTACCAGACGGTAACACCTATTGGTATACAGTATCTAAAGTAGATATTGGTAATATTAGCATGTCCGTTGAAGAATATCAAGATGGACTTACGTACAAATACTTTAAAACGTGGCAAGATATTATTAAGCCAAATGAATACTACAGTCCCCCTGCACTTTGGAAAAAAGATATTGAGTTTTATCGTATTGACGTAAGCAAACAGTTTTGGCTTCATAAACACACTTACAAAAAAGCCGTACCACTTCAAATCAATGAAGTTAACAACACATATGGTTCACCAGAAATTTTAACTTATGATGTTAACTTTTCTGTTGACGCAGTTAAACACGAATTTAGAAATATTTCTAGTGAATTAGAAACTTATGAAAAAGATCTAATTGAAACAGAAATTGAACGTAAATGGGAGTTTTCATCTGTTGATGAAAAACGTGCGGCTGAAATTATGGAACGAGTGGCGTCAGACTTACTGTTCTAAATAGAAGAAACAAGCAACCAGTTTAGGAGGTTTTTTATGAGTAATCCCGTGAAGTTTATAGATGAGGAAGAGAACAACGAAGTAATGGAAGATGTTGTTTCAAAAAGTGAGAGCAAAACATCAGATAATACAGAAGACAATTTAACGAATTTCTATCAAGTTGAACTTCCATCAAAAGGATATCTAGGTTATCCATCTGTTATTGAATATCGTGATGTTGTGTTTGGTGATGAAGTTAAGATTAAGATGGCAACCGATGAAACTTATATTCGAACCGTGAATAAGGTTCTAAAAGGTATTCTTAATAATCCGTCGTTTTATGATGATATCTGTATTTTCGACCGTGATTATCTCCTTCTTTGGACTTTTGCAAATAGTTATAGTCCAAAACAACCAATGCAAATGACGTGTCAAAGTTGTGGTTCTAAAAATGATGTTACTATTGATCTTACAGAACTTAATGTTACTGACATTGACCCAGAAATCCCTGTTCCATTTAAAATGGATCTAAAATCTGGTGAAAGCATTGAAGTACATTTGCCTACGGTCTCTGATGAACTTGTTGCTGAATCTCTTTATCGTGATTCAAAGGAATATAATTTTGATGATTATATGATTCAGTCTACAATCAAGGCAAAAGACAAACAGTTCAAGAACCAAAAACAAAAGTTTGAATGGATCATCGAAAATATTAATGCTAAAGAAATTTCGGTTATTAAGAAGTTTCATGAACGGTTTAGTTATGGTGTAGATGATCGTATTGAACGTGAATGTGAAAACTGTGGGGAGGTAAATACTGGTCGATATCCCTTTCGCTTGGAGGACTTCTTCATTTACAGTGGACCAGAAGACGATTTTGAATACTATTTACGCCTTAACAAGAAGACTTAACCTTGGTGATCCGCGTATAGTTTATCAACTTTCTATTCATGAAATAGGATACTTTGTCGATCAACTTAATAAAGAAGCCCAAGAATAGCAATTAATCTTGGGCTTTCTTTTTTGAATAAATAAGAATAGATCAATAATTTATGGGGTAAAAACATGAAAGATGAGAATGATAGATATATCACAGAACAAGAATTAAAAATCTTATCAAATAAAGCCGAACGTCTTATTTATGAATCTGTTGCACGGTTCCCAATTGAGCAGCGTGATCCGGGTGAGCCTGAATCTGAGCAACTAGAAGATAGTGAATCAGAAATTGATGAACTTGTTCGTCGATTTGATTTAAGGCAGCAGGCTATTAAAGAATTTAGAAACAGATCCGATCTCCTTCAATGGATTAACGCATGGAACTCTCCAGCACATTACCATCCTGATGATCTTGTAAATCTGTATACTGAACTTACTGGTGTCAATAAAAGTTACAAAACTCTGTCACGAATGGCAAAAGAACTCCATGAAAAATTTAAAAAGCTTGATTATAAGACACCACAAGAACGCCATGATGCTTCAGTAGCATATCAATCAGCAAAAAGAAGAGCATCACAAGGTGCTGGTGTTGGTGGAACAACACGCGGATCTAATGTTAACATGGGATCAGGAAAATCAGTAAGAAGTGTTCAACCAGACTCATTCCCCGGCAAAGTCTATCGTGATAAAACTCGTCTTTCAGATGACATCATTAAAAAGTGGAAAAAAACCACACTTCCTAAATATCTTCGTGGTGAAACCACATATCTTCGCCACTTCATTATCGGATATGAAATGAAGTTTGGTAACCTTTTTTACGAAATTTGGTACAATAATAAATCAGCTACTTTTGAAGTTATTGATCGTCATGGTTATCCACTATTTGATAAAATGAACTCTTTAAGGGAAGCAGTTGATCGTTTTATCGATATGATTTCAGATAAAGAACCGGCAGAACGTGAAAAAATTGAACGAGATGCACGCAAATTTTATAGAGATGCACACGGTTCTATGAGTGCTGCTAAACGCCGTGAAAAACGGGCTGTCTTTGAATCATTTGATACTGATGAATTTGATAACCTAATGGAGTCTATCGAAAGCGAGATTGAACCATACTTTTATGAAGAAGACGATGCTCATCGTCAACAACGTTTAAAAGAATCAGATTCTATTCGCCAAATCCTTCATCAAACGGTTAAAGATGAATTACTTGAAGAATATCATGAATCAAAATTATCAGAAAGACAGGTTAAGCGTCTACTCTTTAACCTTGCAAGTGGATTTTTAACTGATAATGAACGTAAAAACTACAATTGGTACGAGAAGGTTAAATTAACTGCTAAAAGAGGCTTCAGAAGTTTCTTCCGTCTTACTCTTGGTGACGTTCGAGCAGACTTCATCGTTGGCTTTAAGATTGGTGACAATGGTGTTAAAACTGAAATTTGGGAAATCTATCGTAAAACTGGTAATCGCCCGTCAGAGTTCTATGTTGTTGATGTAACATCTAAGAAAGTTCTCCGTCGGAACTTTAAGAATCTACGTCAAGCAATTAATGAGATCCGTGATAGATTTATTATCGAATAATCAGGATAGGAAAAGACAAGATAAGGTCAACCCACTATGGCTAACAATAGTATACTATTTTCAGACAGTGTTTCTTTTGTAAACAAGTCAAAAGAAAGTCGCAAAGAACAAGAACAGCAAGAACGTTTGGTTCGGGCAACCGAAACCATGAAAGATGTTCTTGTTCGTTCACATCAAAAACGTGATTATGACTCTTCACCTTTCGCAGCATCACATACATATGGTGAAAGAAAAATCCCGGATCCTATATCTTCCCAACCATCTTTAATGGGTAGACGCAGAAGAGAGCAAGAAAGAACGATGGGGTTTGAGGGGTTTGGGGGAATACACACAAGAAGGGATCAACCAAGAACACGCTCATATGCACATATTAATGAACAAGATCCTCAACAGCAAGAAAATTTAAATCAAATCAAAAAAGTTAGCCTAGAAGAATCAACGTGGGTTCAACCTGTTCGTATTGTTGATGATAAAACTCGTATCGGCGAAAATTTTAAAAAAATGCATGATGATCAACAATTTGTTTCTCGTAAACAACATGCAGAAAGTATCATGCATTCTCGTAATATTGCATCAACAATTGAAAGAACATCACAACAACAGGGTCGTTTATTTTTAGATGCGTTGATTATGCAGTATCAACGCTTTATGCGCAATCCTTTTTATCATACTGTTCGCCTTGCTCTTAAACCACTTTCAATGATGGCGGGAATGTTTGGGCGTTGGCTTCGTAGGCTTTTGATGGGTAGAAAGTCTACAGATACGGAAAAGATCATTGCTTCCATCAACAAACAAACAAATATCATTCGCAAAGGTGCAACAGGAACAGAAGGTCTTCTTCAAACATTTCGTCAACGTGGTATAATGGGTCTTATTGGACGTGGCACTCGATCTGGTATTGGACGCATTGCTCAAGCACGTACAGGTGAGTCAGCGCAAGAGATCGAACAACAGCGAGCACAAGGAGAAAGAAAACTTTCTAAATTTGATAAGTTTCGTCTTAGCCTTCAACGTGAACAAGTAAATCTTCTTAAANATCAAGAAAAAACATCTAATAAGTCTATTGATAGTATTATTCCTGATAAATTAGACGAAATTATTGATCTAATTGAAAAAGAAACATCAGAGATTAAGAGTGTTTCTGGTATTCTAATGGATAGAGAAAGACCATTACCAGAACCAGTATCTTATAAAAAGGTATTAAATGTTGCTATGGATAGTCTTGCAAGAGAAGTTATGAAAGCACGACAAGAAGGAGCACAGGTATTTACGCAATCTGGTGAAATTCTAAAAGACGCATTTACTGGTGAAATTCTAAAAGACGCATTTGAAACACCCTATCAACACGATCAAGAAGGAGCACAGGTATTTACGCAATCTGGTGAAAATCTAAA